GTCCATACTCCTCAAGGAACTTCGAACACTCCTTAATAGTAAACTTGTCTACACCTTCCTTTACGCTGCCAATGTTATCGTCTCCATACGTCATCGCAGCTACACAGTCGCGGAACTTCATTCTACTCTCAAAATCCTTTGCAGGATACTGAGTGTAAAAGAAACACCGCAAATTCAATGACCCACAAATCCCGTTAATCACAACGGTTAGCGAATTTCCGCTAATGTGGGTTCCTTCAGTTAGACCAATCAAATCTCCATTGAAAGCAATAACAGCGAACACAATGTCGCCAGTCATAGCTTCCATAACTCTCAAATCTTCATCAGAGTAATCACACTCTCTAGCAAGATCAATCATAATTCGCAACGCAGCGAAAATCAATTGAGATGGGAGTTTTTGGTCATACTTGCCATAATCACCTCCAAACAATCGGTCCATCCCGAATTTGGTGGCATGCTCATGGAACTCTTGCCATTCTGGTCCGTGGGAATTGATACCCACGGCACATTCTGCAGTCTTCTTATTCATCTGTAAGACACGCAAAATAGGCAAATAGTACTTCCTAATCAAGTAGGTCAAAGCCAATGCATTTCCGTAGAAAATTCTGCACTTAGGCTTAGCAAGAATCTCATCCTTCTTACATGCTTTCGCAATAGGATAAGCTCTTTCACCTCTCTTATAGCAATCCTCACAACGCTTAATCTCTTCCATCAAAATGGGATCAAGCTCACGATTGTTCGGTTTGTCTTCAGTTGGTTCCAATTCAGTCACAAAATTCCTCTTGGGCCCCGACAAAGGGAAACCCACTGAGGTATTAAGCTTAATGGCATCCATAAACTTCTTGCCTGGAATACCACACAAGTTTTCATGGTCTGTCAACGGTCTAGCGTCATTCCACAGTGAACTTCGGAAAATCTTGAGCAACGGCTCTTTGTAATCCTTCACTGCAATTTCCAACAACTTGTGTGGATATGGATGCGCTGGTACAGCAAGATTTGACAAACAATCTTGCCACCCCTTCCATTCCGGATTCATAACCGGTGGTTGATAAATATTCACAACACCACAAACATCAGTAATAATCTCACTGATTGGTGTTACCTTAACATCACTTTGGAATATAGATCGACCTGGACAGGACCCTAGGTACTCAACCTGAGAATCTTCAGGTAAGTAATTCAAAGGGCTTTTGGCGTGAAGCTCTTTGTCATTGAGTACTTGAACACCCAAGACATTAACTTTAAATTCTCCAGCTTCACCCGAGAGAATCACACCTTCGATTGAACGAAGATGAACAAATCCAGCATGGATTTGCTGTTGTGTGAAAAGACCATAACAACCTTTTGGTCTGCCAGCAACACCTCCAAGGTGAATGCCGGCAATGCAACTTCCAACAGTTTCAGAAACTAATGTTGCACCACAAAGACCACCAAAGGTATTAATACTCAAGTTTTGGTAAACTCCTCCATTGAAAGAGATTCCATTACTTGTAATACCTGGCTTAGTCAATCCACGGGCCTGAGTAATAGTTCCATCCTTAGCCCGCCAAACCATACGAAAAGGTACGGCTGGCAGATCTCCAGTAGGAAAGAAATCTACAATATTCTTAAAAGACCCTCCAGTTGGTGTGTAACACATAACCATATCACACCCTGGAATACGGTAAGCTGCGCTCATACTCAAACGACACGCAAATTTACCTCCAGAGGCTTCCGGATTTCTCTTCCGGAAAGTACAATTTAGGTCTTCACCAAACTCGCGGAAATAGTGATAAGGAATCATCATCACATTAGATGAAATCATCAATCCATTCACCATTCCATTATTATCATCACCGAGATGAATTGATCCGTAAACCAAATTCTTCTCAACGACTACTTGCAATTGATCCGCAGTAGCTGTTTTGGAAATTTTGCTAATAGGCAAATCACGTTTGACAACTTGCGTCCAAACGTTAACTTCCGAATCACATTGTTCAATTTCTTCCTTAGTCTTGGGCTCCAAAGAACCTTGATAACCCATAGGATACAAAGTCTTATAAGCCTTAGAAATTAAATACAATGATCCAAGAACAACTGCTCCTG